CTGGATGTCTTGACGGAACTTGCTGCAAATTCGGATTGCTTGACGAGAATCGTCCTGACACAGTTCCACCTTCGTCAGAGCGCAACTGGTTAAACTGACAGTGGATGCGGCCATCGTGCTGATGATTAAGAATCGTATCAACAAAGGTCGTGTTCGCTTTGTTGTACTCACGAATCTCCAGAATTTTCTGAGCAATGGGATGATCGTGAGTTTTGAGGAAGTGCTTTGTAAAGCTGGGCGCGTCTGACTTTTCCGTTCTCTCATACTTGAGACCAAGGTTGTCAAACACCGCAGCCAAACTCTTGGCGTTCCAAGGCTCGAGGTGAATATCTGCCTCATCCTTAACCTCCTTCAGAAGCTTGTCTTCTTTTCCTTGCAAAAGCTTCTTGGTTTGTTCCGCCTTGTCTACGTCAACCCGAACGCCACGACGCTTCATCTCAAAAATCATAGGCAAAAGCGCAAGCTCTGTTTCCAGAATCTTCTCGCAATCGTCCTCAACCAGTTTCTTATGAAGCACGTTCCACAAGCTAAGAGTTAGGGTAGCGTCCATCTCAGCGTAGTTAGCTACCCTTTCTGCCGGCAGCTTCCACATCTCTGCCTTGGCATCCACACCATGCTGGCTGGCTGCTCTCCTGAGATCCTCTTCCGCCTTCCGCTGACCAAGGTACGTGGACCCCAGAGCGTTAAGAGAATAACTGAACCTGTTCTCATCAAGCAGGGGCGCCGCAATCATTGTGTCCAGAATACGACCCTTAACCGTAATACCTTCCGATAACAGCCATCCCAGGTCATACTGTGCATTGTGAAACACCACGGACATGCCGTGGTCTAATTGGTCTTGGAGCCACCTGAGTACGAGATCCTTTGCCATGTTCCCCCCACCTTCGTGGGCAATCGGCAAGTAGGCGCTCCACTCAGAGGCGGCGACAGAAATCCCTATAAGGTTTCCATCGTTTCTAACCCACCCTGGCCCCAAGTCTCTTAAATGCGGATCCTTTGTTTCAGTGTCTATGGCGATAAGCTTTTCGCCGGACAGGTCCGGTAGATGTTCCGGAGGGAACCAGACCTTCTCGTCAAACAAGTCCTCACGCATCTTTGTTTTCCATCATTGCTGCCCACAAGGCCATGTAAGCAGAAGCGTCAATGCCGTTATCCGGCTTGACCTGACCCATCTCGTTCCTTGCCACCTTTAACAATGCCATGCAAAGGGCAACGTCTTGTGGCTTAACCTCGACTTTTAAGTATGCGCTCCAGAGGTCTGCCGCCCTTTGATGCATAATGGTGTAGTCGCCATATTGCTTGGCGCGATCTCCGCTTACCAGTGACGCTGCTGTTTTTAATGTCTCGTCTGGTTTCATAGGTCGTAATACCGATTCGTTTCCGGCAGCATTATATGCAGCGCCTTCTTAGTCCTCGTGACAGCGACATAGTACACTCTGTGTTCAGTCGCCGGATCCCTTTGGTATTCCTTGTGAGCCGCATAAGACAAGTCCGGAATGACCAAAACGTTGTCGGCCTCTCCGCCCTTCATTGAGTGTATAGTACTAACCTTTATTCGCGGATTACGCACGTTGTCTTTGCGCTTCAACGCATTGAGAACGTAGTTTTTTGTGTCTAGGTCAATCTTACCCAACGCTCGATGCCACCGGACAGAACCATCCAGAAGCAGCCCCATGCCGTCTTGAGCCTCCGACATACTGATCATGGCGTCCGGATCCAGCCCCAAAAGGGCCTTGGAACGCGCTCCGAAGCCCCGTGAGTAGCCTTTCTCCAGTTCCATGAAGGTGTAGACGTTTCTTATCTTGGTGGGCGTCAGCGGCTCTCCTTTGGCCCATTGCTCCCAATCGTGAAGTGCTTCGTATGTTTTGACCGGAATACTGGGGTGACCGTTCCGGCTATAGACCCAACCATCGTCACGCAAAGCTTGGGCATATTGGGAAGCAATCCTATTTGTCCGCGCCATGACGCACCACTCCCCCTCATGAAACGGTACATCCCAAATGCTCTGGTGAACGTGGACGCTGCCTTCTTCATCCTTGGGTCGCCAAGTCTTCGGCGCCCTGCCCTCAATCCGACAGACGATGTTCTGTGCTTCCTGCCACGTTGTCTTGGATAGGCGATAAGATTGCTCAAGAACCGTTTTCTTCTCTGTCGCGTTTAAAAACGCTCCAACATCCGCCCCCTGGAATCCCATAATGGCTTGGTCATCATCGCCCGTGAACACCTGTATGCGAGGCTTCTTCCGCAGTACATCGACCATGGACCATTGAAGGGTGGACAGATCCTGCGCTTCATCTACAAACAGCGCGTCTATGTCCGGTCCATCTGCTGATCTAACAAAATTTGATATCATGTCCGTGAAGTCGATCTTCTTGCGAACCCCTTTGTAATCCTCATAGGCCGATACCAAACGTTTGAGTTCAGACCAATCGATACTGTAATCCCCCAACTGCCTGTGCATCTCCTCAAGGCTCAAGCCCTTACTCCGAGACAGGTGGTACTGGCTCATGTAAAAGTCGCCCTTGGACACCCCTACAGTGTCAAAGTCGGTTTCAATGTCAGACCGCCCCTTGTTTCCAAAAGGTATCCCAACAGCTTCGCCAATCTCCCGCATCTCCGCAGGACCAATAACTTCGTCTGAGCTATAGCCCCCAGCCCGGAAAGCCATGGAGTGAAGCGTCTGGAAGTAAGGCATGTCCCGCTCGTCGATTCCCCAATCTCGGCACACACGCTCCCGACTTTCCTTCGCTGCCTTACGTGTAAACGAAACACAGGCGATGCGGTCTGGTGGAATACCCTGTTCAATACACTCACGTATCTTATTGGAGTTGGTCTGGGTCTTGCCCGTGCCCGGCGGCCCAAGGATGGTTTCATGCTGGTCTGTCAAAACGGTGGATCCTCTGGCTCAAAAGTTACGTCGGGCAGGTCAACCTCGCCGCGATGCATCTCCGGTACACACCAGACACGCACAGACTTCCAGTTATCATTGTTGTCTCTGAAGCGATAAGTCTTGTCGGACTCCGCTCCATTGTTCATTTCTTTTAGGCGCTCGGTGATCTGACCCCGTGTGTACAACGTAAAGTTATTGCGCTTTAAGAAATCCTGTAGAGAACTAAGCTTGAAGTATGTCAGGCCCTCATCGGTCCACGGCTTACCTGTCAACAGTTCTTCCGGGCTGTGTGCCTGTATCCTCGAAGTGCAGAAGATTTCCAGCAGTTCCACGAAGAGACCCTTCTGGGTCAACTCTTCCGGCACAGATATCCTTGTTGCATCGCTCAACAGACCATCCACCAGATCGCGCCAATCGGCTTCCTTCATCCGCGCTGGCATCTTGTACATCTGCTCCATGCAAGCCCTCTGAAACTCCACTTGCATCTGTAGCTGCTTGGTAGACAACTCCAATCTCGCACCGTCCACGTCCACGAACCAGACAGGAGGCTCAGACTCTACGACCGTCAAGCCGCCGACAGGGACATGAGAGTTGGCATCGCCTACCCCGAACTTCCGCGACCGGCACAAGGACTTGTTGCAATGCCCGTGCAGCGGCTCAGACTTACAGGTGTAGAAATACTCTTTCTTCTCCAGCTGTTCCTGCACAAGGACCACTTCCCGCGCCGGTAAAGGAGGATTGCAGTAATCTTGGTTATGCTTCTCCAGAAGCTCCTTCCAATCGTTTGGCGCGGCCTGTTTGTAGTACACACCCACGTTCAGAAGAGTCATGTTCCGGCCACCTTCCGGTGTGCCGAACTCAGTAAGTTGCTGGAGGCAAGGCGGTCCATCGGGCAAGACCCCGTTATCGCCGCCCAAGGATATGTTGGCCAACTGCTTGGCAGTTACCCGCGCCTTCTCCGCCGCCGTCAGAAACTCTGCCAGTGACATAGAGTCACCGTTCTTCTTCAGCGCATATCGGGTGGTGTACTTCGCGTTCTGATAGGGCAGATTGATAAAGTTACCCACGTCGCCGCGTTCCGCCAGCAGTTCTTCCTGCTTCGGAAATATCTCGCAGTTGCCCCAGCCCAAAGCCGATGCAAACTCCGCCAGACGGTCGCGCATCTCGGATGCCGCAACCCGCTCTGACATAAATAAAAACAAATGAGCGCCGCCAGACTTGGATCGACACATGACCAAGGGCAGCTTAAACCTCTTAACCTTCGCCAGGAGAACCGGAAGGTCGAGGCTGTAGTCGTCTATATCCAACGCGCCGAACTGGCACTTGTTGGTCTCGTCAATAGGAATAGACCCAACGCCAAGAGAGCCGTCCAAGTGTTCTTGAACGAGCTCCACGGTCAACGGTTCACGGACAATGTTATATTTTGCCTGTTGCTTGCCGTTTTTCTGGCGACCTAAAACGTCTGTCTGTCCATGGGCTCCTTGAGATCCGGTAAATAGATCAAGAAACCTCTGCGCTGAATCTTCCATGAGAATAAACGGGGTCCGCTGTAAAGCGGACCCCTATGACTCAGAACGGCACGTCTTCGGTTGATTGATCACTAATAGCCTCAACCTCGGCGGGTGGAGGAGCAATCTTCAGTTCTCCCGAACTGATCGACGTGTGCAACTCCCGGCACTCGGTGTAAGCCTCCATCGATGGAACAGCGCCCTCAAGAGCAATGCTCCACGACCCCCACGATCCTTTGTCGTTGCCATCTTCGACAGACTTGAGGCGATACGTACTGGCAAACGAAGGCATCGTCTTGCCGTTGTGCTTCTGCATCATCATCATCGACAACCAGAGGCGGCTCTTCTTCAGCTGCGTCTTCTTCATATCGACAATCGCATTCTCAAGGTTGCCGTCTTCATGAACGATCTTGATGTAATGCTGGGCGGTGCGGACCAGTTCGTTGCCGTTGTTAAGCAACTCCATACCTGAGTCCTTGTCTCGAACCGCTGTACGAACATCGTTTGAGTCCGCCGCCAGTTCGCCCAAGAATCCACCGCCTTGGTTACGCGGCACGAATTCCAGAAACTTCATCTGGAAATGCACCGGAAGCACAATGACGCCGTCGTCAGCATCCCATACCTTGTTCGTCACGGTGTTAAAAATGTCGCCCTGACTAGCACCTTCGATAAAAGCCGCGTCACTCTTCTTCAGTTGCGGTGACAGAGCTTGGATAATCCTCAAAAACGGTATCTGAAGATCCGATGACGTTACTTCTTCAAACCCGAATCCGGCGTCGTCTTCAAAAGCGGCGGCGAGTTCTGCTGGTAGTTTTCCGTTTGATTTAGCCATAATTCATTCTCCTTTGATTTTTGCGTATGTTCCAATAGATGCGTTGAATAGTTCTAGGTCGATCTCCTGACCCGTCTCCACGCGTTCCTTAATTAACTTTTTAAGGGTGGATGGTTCGACCCATGTCTTAGCGGCAGTGTCGAAGCCTTGGTCTTCAAGATCCGCTTGCATTGCTCTAGCCCGGTTGTCTTCAGACACGGGAAACGAAACGCTGACCTGATTCTTTATAAAGTCAGACGCGCCGATTTCTCGTAAATGAGACAACGCAATGTCGCGTTGCAGAGGATCTTTCGGCATCGTGCCGTTGACATAGGTGGCAAGACTAATCTTGTTGCCACCAACCTTGGCTTCCTCCAAGCCCGTCTCCTGCATCTTCGCCGGAATTAAATCGTGTAAGTAACGATTCTGTTCCCGCTTGAGGCTTTTGGCCTCTTCTTCAGCAGCAACAAGCTTGGTTTGGATTGCTCCAAGGTTTCGGATCATGGACGCTAACTCGGTCGCGCCCTCGGTAGTTAGGTCTTCAAACGCATCAGCATCAGCACTGGCATCCGCTTCTATCGTTTTCCATAAGTCTTCATCACTCATAACGTATCTCCTCGTCAGGGTTTAAATTCTCAATGCCGCCGCCGCGCAACAATATCTTCGTGGGATAGTAGGACTTCTCCATTCTGTCCCATTTCAAAATGTTAACGCGACCGTGGTTTAAGTCCGCAGCTATCGCAAAAGACACCCCGATAATCGCAGGGTCGCCCATGGCCAAGAGCCAATCGTCATCCGTGAAACCCCGAAGCTTGCGTCGTATCTGCGATACAATTCGAGCCGGGTTAACATGAATCTGATCAAATGGATTTGTGAGCGGTTCGAGGTCACCCCACTTAGCTGCGGATACGATATTCACGCGGGGGTTCTCTTGGGTAACGTAAACTTTAGCCATTCATCTCTCGCTTTCTGAATGTCGCCACATTAATCCATGATTTTGCGCTTTGCAACAGGAAAATTACACTATATAGTGTCTATCATGGACTACGAATACAAAACCAAGCCTTACAGACACCAAGATGATGTTCTGAAGAAATCCTGGTCGAAAGAAAACTGGGCATTCTTTATGGAAATGGGGACCGGCAAGTCTAAGGTCTGCATAGACACCGCGTCAATGCTTTATGAGGCCGACAAGATCGACACGTTTATCGTTGTTGCTCCCAAGGGCGTCTACCGCAACTGGTCCAACATCGAAATACCCGCGCACATGCCTGATGTTTACTATCAGGCGGCGTTGTCTTCGATCTGGAGCCCCAACCCTAGAAAAGCACAGAAGGCGGATCTGGCAAGCTTCATGCGCCCGACAGAAAGCTTCCGCATACTGGTCATGAATGTTGAGGCTCTCAGTACGAAGAAGGGGCAGAAGTACCTCTTTGAGGTTTTACGGGCGTCAAAGGCGTTGCTTGCGATTGATGAGTCTACCGCGATCAAGTCTCCGAAGGCATCAAGAACAAAGGCTCTGTTGAAGATGTCTCATCTGGCAGAGTACCGTCGCATACTTACCGGGTTTCCCGTTACGCAATCGCCTATGGATTTGTGGTCGCAATGTCGATTTATGAACAAGGATCTACTGGGCCAGGCCGGCGATAACTTCTTTCAGTTCCAATATCGCTACGCAATCATGAACAAGCGCACCATGGGCGCCCATTCGTTCAACCAGATCGTTGGATATCGCAACCTCGAGGAGCTGTCAGGGCTGTTAAAGAAGTTTTCAAGCCGTGTCATGAAGGACGAGTGTCTGGATTTGCCTAAAAAGATTTACACTCAAAGAAATGTGGTCCTGTCAACAGACCAAGCCCGTATATATGACGACTTGAAGAAGTATGCGCTTGCCCATATCGAAGATGAAGAGTTCATGACCACCACAAACGTCATGACCCAGCTGTTGAGGATGCAGCAGGTCCTGTCTGGTCACTCAAAAACAGATAGCGGCGAGACGATAGAGGTTAAAGACCATCGTCTGGAAGAGCTAATGGGCTGTCTTGAAGAGACCGAAGGCAAGGCAATCATCTGGTCTAGGTTCAGGTACGATATCAAACGTATCGCAGAGGCGCTTGCCAAGAAGTACGGGCCACGGTCCACGGTTAGTTACTTTGGTGACACGTCGGACACGGAGCGATCAGAGGCTATTGAGAGTTTTCAGAATGGTGAGGCCCGGTTTTTTATCGGGAACCCAATGACGGGTGGTTACGGGATCACACTGACCGCCGCCACTACCGTCATCTACTTTGCCAACAGCTTTGATCTGGCTGTGCGGATGCAGTCCGAAGACCGGGCGCACCGAATT